GCCGAGCGGAACCCACGTCGAGACATGCAGCACGCCGCTTGCCGGGTACGGATACAGCCACAACCGGCCAAGCGGGTGCGCGGGTTCGTAATACAGCCAATCAGGCACATCGCCGGCCACCGACTTGTCAGACAGTCGATTCCATTGCGACGCAGCCGCCAGACGAAGCGGGTAGTCCGTGCCGTTGGTGCGCAGATAGGCCGACTCGATACGCACCGGGCGATCAGTGTTCAGGTCGCCACCAGCGCCAGCCGTGTAGCTCTGCGCGCCGGTCATCGATACCGACTCATCGCGCAGCGCATAGACCATCATCGAATCCGCGCGCCAGCCGTCGAGCATGTCGTTCAGCGCTTCGAGCGAGTCCGTCAAGTCCTCAGCGGTCGCGGTTTCGCCTGCCGCCAGAACGCCGATCAGGCGCAGCGAACGGGTGATGATCTTCTTTGCGGTTGCCATTTAGGCGTCCTTGCGCGGGCGTCCGCGACGCGGCTTTGCTTCGGCTTGTTCTTCTTCTGCCGGTTCAGGCTCTTCGGCAATCGAGCCGAGCGCGACAAAACCGCTTTCGTTCGCAACGTCCTCTTGCGCTTCGTCATAGACGATCACGCAGTCATTCAGATCAGACCAGCCGCTGCGGTAAAGCATTTTTGGGTATTCCATTTATTGCCCTCCAATAGAAACGGCCCCACCGAAGCGGGGCCGCTGCTACTTAGTTGCTCAGCAGACGTGCGGCAAGTTCTGCGCGCAGAGTCTTGTAGCCATACAGCACGTCAAGACGCGCCGGGAACTTGTCGTTATTGATGTCGTACTGGCGAACGATCCGCATGGAGATGCCGTCCATGACTTCACGAGCGGCAAAATCAACACCGCCAGGCATCACCAGGTCAGCCGTGGCAAACGTGAAGGCGTCCTTGTGGAACGCCAGCGAAGGCTTATAGACAGCAGATGCGCCGCCGACCTTGACCACCGCGCCGCCGTTGGTAGGCGATGCGGCCACGTTTTGACGGCCACCAGAGGTAACGATTGCCGGGGAAATCGCCAGGGAGCCAGCGCCGCCCGCGTAGTCAGCAGTCACCACGAACTGTTGCAGGTCGCCGGTCGATTGCTTGGTTTCGGGATGCACCCGGACGCAGCCTGCAAAGGTGACGATGTCGCCACGCTTGAAGGTGTTGGAGCCGGTCGCAACAACAACGGTCGAGCCGGTCTGGCTTGCGCCATTGACGGTGTAGCCTGTGGCGCTTGCGCTGGTGCCGGTGGTCTGGTTCGAAATCAACGTGTTTTCGTAGAAGTCGAAACCGCCCGTACGGCCAAGCAAGCCCTCGCGGTACTGCTTGCCGATGCTGCTGGAGTCTTGGAACAGCCCTTTGAGCGCATCGACCATATCGACGTTGTCCTGGGTGTTCAGGATCACGTTGCGGTCGCCGTCAGACGGGGCAAGGTTGTCTTGCAGCACTTTGCGGCCTTCCAGCACCTTTTTGAAGGTCAGCGCCGAGCCGACGTTGTTGATGCCGTTATAGACGTCCAGCGCCATCGACAGCGCGTCGGCCTCGATGTTGGCAGCCAGAACAGACATAGCCGGTTCAAGGATGCGCTTGCTGAAATCGTCCAGCGACAGGGTCAAGTCAACACTGGTGAAGTTCAGGTCGACGCCCTTCTGCGTTGCCACTTGCAGAGTGGTGCTCGATTCGACGGTGTCTTGTGCCGACAGGGTTGCGCCGGTTCGGACGGTGTATTGGTTCGGCAGGCGCACTTTCAGCGAGTCGCCGATTTTCGCGCCAGACTTGGCAAAAGAATCGTCGTATTGACGATTGATGTTACCGATGAAGTTGCATTTCTGGTGCAGAACGCGCAGCGCTTCGCGGGTAACTGCGGTCGGGGTCAGAATTTGATTGGGCATTGCTCAGTCCTCAAAAATGAAAAAACCCGCTATTTGCGGGTCTTGATCTGGTCATTGCGCCATCGCGTCCATTCCTCGACGGTCATCTTGTCCGGGTCTTTTTGCGGAGCACCGGAGCGAGAGCCGACAGGGCTGATGGGCGGCGGGGCGCTGGTCGTTTTCTTCGGGGCGGGTCTGGCCACTGTGGCCGCGATCTCGCCGATACGGATTGCCACGCTAACTGGATCGAGTTGTGCGATCTGCTGTGCGACTTCCGGGTTTTTGCCGAGGAAGTACGCAACATCAGCGCCCTTCTCAGCCCGGATAATCGACTGCATCATTGATTGCGTCACCGGGACATCCGGAGACAAAGCCACTTCCTCGAAGTCGTCATAGACGCTCATAGCGTCCTGCACGCGCTTTTCCCACGTCCGTTGAAGCTTTGCGTGTTCGGCCTGTGCTGACTGCTGCTGGGTGCTCTCCTGCTGCTTGCGGAGCACTTCGGCAACCTTCTGTTCGGCTTTCCACTCGGCTTTCGCCTCCAGGTATTCCTCGTATGAGGAAAACTTGTCTGGCGTCGGAGCACCTTCTGCTTTCGGCGCGGGTTGGCGCTGAGGTTCCGGCTGCTTTGGCGCTTGCTGCATCACTTCTAATTGCGCCTGCAATCGGTACTTCTCGCGCGTCAATCGGTCGATACGCTTCTGGACGCCCTTCGGAAGCTTGTGCTCCTGGTCGTCCTCGCCGGTATCCGGCTGCTCGTTTGTGTCCGGGGCCGATTCCGGGGGTTGCGGCTGCTCGCCCTGTTCGTCAATTTGAGTCGCGGGCGCGTCGATCTCTTGTGCTTCGTTTGCTTCGTCAGACATGGAACCTCCGTGCGGAGTAATCGCGGTCATTGCCGGCCGCTAGGCGTAAAAAACCGCCCGGAGGCGGCTTTGTATGTTTGTGCTGAGGGGATTGAAAAATCAGCCGAACGATGCCAGGTTGCCGGTGTATTTCCCCGGTGTCAGTACATAGCTCTCGCCGGACAGCGTTGAGCTTTGCCACTTCACCCCCTTTGCGTACCCCCCGGCAATAAGCAAGCGCCCGTCGTCCAACTCGTAGAAATTCCACGGCACCCCGGCTTTGCTGTTTGTGTTGTACGCGTTGAGCTTAGCGACGAGCGTCCAGGTCTCGCCGTCGTCCCCGCTAGACCAAAGGAAATATGCGTTTTCGGCCGGATCGACGTTGTGGAACGACACCCACCATGACACACCGTTCGACGCGCGAAGCCCGAGGACGGGCGGTAGCTGGTCGATGCGGCTGAACTGCGACGTGCCGCGCATGTAGCGCATTGCCGGATCGTAGCGCATCGCGGTATTTCCAGCGCTCGTGGTGTCTGAGTTTTCGTAATCCATGTCCGGCAGCGCATACACATGGTCACGCGCACAGATCAGGTCGCAGACCCGCACAAGCTCCGTCCCGCGCAGGATTTCGAACCCTGGCACGGCGGCGAACTCGTGCGGCTGTTTCCCGGCGACCGGCCAGGCGCTGATGCCATCCCATCCGAGAATCCATCGCTCGTCGTAGCCGGACGATTTGTCGTCTCCGCTCAGGAAATAGATCCATCCAGTGTGCGGGTTTTGGACAATGCCATGCAGATGGTCGGTGTAGTGCGCTCCCCCCGTCACATTCCACGAATAATGCACTGCCCACGTAACAGCGTCGGACGAGCGCCAGATGCGCACCTCGTCCATCGCTGTGGCGCGCTCGCCGCTGGTGCGGACGTTGTACTCGGCCACCCAGTAGTAGCGCGTGCCGTCCGTGCTGACTGTCTCTGCGATAGAGCGCACCGACAGCGTACGGACTCCCGCATAGTGCGTGCCGCCGCTCTCGCCGAGGTTGATCGACGCCTGCCCGTTGCTGTGCGACGCGTCAGACCCAATGGATGTGCGGGCGCTGTTGGTGCAATAGATGTAGTGCTTGTTGCCGGTGCTCTCGAATACGTGCACAAGCGCACGCCCATCTGCCAGACATTTGATGCCGTGGATCGACGTGTTGCTGCCAAGTGCGGCGCCGCCACCGGCTGGAGTCGCGGTTTTGATGCTGGCGATTACGCGGCGGGTCGGCGTATCGACGCCAGAGGTGCAGTCGTACTCCACGATTGCGCGAGCGTAGTCGCCGCCGTTGATCTGCTCGGTGCCGATGTAGAGGTTTGTGCCAGGCACGCGGTCACACAGCTGCCAGTTGAGCAGTTGCGCCGAGACAATGCCAAGTGGGGTTGGATCGAGCACCGGGATGGCGCCGCCGATTTTTTCAATCCTCCCGGTGAGAGTATTGGTAATCACCGTCGCGTTATCACCAACGCCCTGCCAGTACGCGTTTTCGTTCGCCCGGTCGGCTTTGCCTTCCTCGACCGTCACCGTACAGTCTCCCGTGCCCGCGACGCGAATTGCCATGCCGCGATCCGTATCACGATAGCCCGCAGTCGAGCCAGCCGGCCAGGTCTGCCATGTGGCCCCGTTAAGCGCGTCTTGCAGCTTCTCGACGCCAGCCCATTCAACGTACCCCGATCCGGTTAGCGTGATGCGCGATCCTGCCCCAGCGTAATACGGCTGGCTGACTTCATTGGCGCGGACGGTGATAGTTTTCATTGCGGCATTCCTTCAGGCGGAAAAAACCGCCGAAGCGGGTTGTTATATTTGTG